TGGCTCTTAGCCAATCATAAGTCCAACTTTTTCAGCGTTCCAGTTGTTCTGGACGATGTTTAGCATTTTCTCGCCCAATAACTTTAATGAGTAATCCCACTGATCAAAGTACTTCTGGAAGACCATTAAGTTAGCTGCCATCTTCATCAACTGCGTGAGCGTGCTTATCTGTTTATCGTTTTGGCCAGCCCAATTTTCAAGATTGATGCCTGCGGTTTTCCATATGAGATCATCCATCTGTTGAGCCAAAGCAAGGTCTGATTCTGGAACGCCAGAAGGAATGATCTTCTCGCAGTCTGCAAGCTCATATCCGTCATTAATAATGACATCCCAACCTTGTCCGCTTTTCTTAAGGTTGTCCTCATTTGCTACTGCTCCGACTTTTCGTTTCCATCCGGCGTTAATAGTAGCTGATACGATATCGTTGTTAGTGATGACCTTAAAATTAAATAAGAACTGAGGATCGCGCATAGTCCGAATAAGACTACGCACACGAAGATCATAGTAGTTGATGTGCGGCTCATAATTCCAAAATACAGGGATCATTGGTGATCCCATGTCTCCTAAGGGGTTATCGCCTTGAAACATAAGTTGTTCGTTAAGTACAACTGCAAGTTTCCAGCACGGGACTTCAACGGTGACTTCTTCCATATCCGGTATATTATAGAGGATCTTTTCGAGCTGCTCATCCCCACCAGCGAAGTCGAAGAATTGATTGCGCTTAGCACTGTATAGACGCTTTTTCTTCTTTTTCCACTTGTACCACACGTAACTGAGCACCATAAGGTCGTTCCGCGCCATGTTGTAGTTTTCGGGCAGGAAGTAGAATGATCCGTAACGCTGCGGAGTACCAGCCATCGGCGCAATGTTTTCGATTTTATCGGGGAATCTTTCTTCTGCCTCTTTTTTGGAGATATATTCTTGACACCAGATGAACTGAGCATCCGACATATCAGACTCTCTGAAGTAAGGATCCACGAGAAACGCATTATACTCCCAGATTTTAAGCTTTATCTCACCTTGCGCAGCATCGTCACCACTAAAGTCCAGATATGGTTGTAGCATGACCATACCACTGACCGCAGCCAATTCGCACGCTTTGCTAAATTGCTCGTGGATTGCTCCTCGCATTGCTGCATTAGTTATGACTTTAGTGTACTGGTCAGTAGTCTGTGGGTCGCTTCCGTCGATGTTTTGGTATGTTATGGATTTACGGTGCTGTCGTTGATAGCCTGTGATCATGTTTACGGGTTGCTGAACTAAATTAAAATAGTACTGTTGGTAAGATGTCGATGGGGAAAAATTGAAATATCGGTTGACAAAGGTTTGTGAGCCTGCATAGAAGAGAGTGTCTATGTTCGACTGGTTCCACCTGCTTTGCTCAATAGGCTGGAACTTCTGATATAAATTATCTAACCAATGCCGTATACTGCCTTGGTTAGGCTCCAAGGCATTATTCCATGGCTCATTATAGAAAGACAAGCTAGCCTCCGTGTGAAAGCTAACTGTAGCGTAAAGATTTTATTATTGCAACTTTACAGATTATCCCCTGCATGCGTTGAATCTTTTCATGAGTGCGGGTTCTTTTTTCTTATATAGATGAGATGAATCTAATTTTGCGTTAGCTAATGGGTCTCGTGGCTTTCTTACTTCCCTATTCACAAAGTTAGCATTGATTCTTTTAATCCTGTCTTTTTCTCTCTCCTCTTGTGTTTTACATACTTCTTTTCCTGATTTACACAACCAAGATGCATGAAGACCTACGCAGTTAAGAGAACAAAATCTAGATTCTTTTTGTCCCCAATATTCTTTATCACAATGTTCGCATATTTTTTTTACTGGTTTTCCCATATAACCCCTGTAGTTAATCTGGATTGAAAAGACTCACCTGCGGTCCAGAAAACCGTTTTCGGAAGCGATCCTAGGTGAGTTAATGTTTAATTAAAGACTGTTTTGGATATTATGTCAAGGCATTTTCTTTATTTTATTCTCAAATAATCATCCGGATCAATAGGCCATAATCTCCTATGGCTATCCATTATCGCATCTCGCCTTTCTTGTACTGGTAGATCAAAGAAATTGACGGGTAAGTCGTTTTCTTTGCACCATTTCTCTAGATATTCTTGGCTAAATTCTTTGTGTACATCTCTATTGGCGGCTATGGGTGGCATGATTTTGCCTCTATGTTTTGTGGGCGCATGATCTGCTACAATAGAGTGTTTTTGCATATTTATTGCAGATAAATTTCTGACTACATTTCCTGCATTCCCTTTCTATGTCATCCAAACCACTGGCCCTTCTATAGACTGATTTACATGCGTTTGTGCAAAACTTGGAATTATGTTTCTTTGTAGATTCATAGGATTTTTTACAAACTTTACATTCGAATGTTTGCGACTCCCACTTACCAAATGAGTTTTTAAATGCATGTAATCTATGCCAAGCTTTACCTTCTTCACTGGCATGCCATTCTTTTGTTAAGTGTCGTATCCCATCCATTCGAAGACTTGACGCTTTCTTTTTTTCCTCTGTCATATGCAAACGCAAATGATCGGATTGAGCCATTAATTCAAGATTTTCGATTGAATTATCTGACTTATTACCATTTTTATGGTGTATGTGACATCCAGAAGGTATCTCAGAGTGATTTTGCAACCACACCCAACGATGAGCTCTTATCTTTGGGCATGCCGTAGATATCCAATATCCTGTCTTCTTGTCTAGGTAAAATGTTTTACCATAATGAGTTTGATGTTTATCCATATATCAGATACTATCAAGGCTTGCATTTTATGTCAATCATCTTCTATATGGGTCATATCTATTCGATCTCCACTCATCGGCTCTCTGTTTGTCCTTATATGGGTCGTAGATAGTAACTTTATGCGTCGCGACTGCGTACCTACAGGCGTCGATGGCGTGATCTGACTTCTTAACAGGCTCATCATCACCCTTCTCACTCGCCTTCTTGTCCCATACATAAGTCTCAAGCTCTCTGATCAAATTCTTACAGCATTCCATCACAACAAGATTACCTTTCTGCATCTCACTCGTCATGATCTGAATGCCATCTAGAACCTCATTATTTGCGTCAACCGTTGGCATATGTGCACGGCGCATCTCCAACTTAAAAGCGGCAGCACTAGGATCAATATACAAAGCGTTAACGTTATAATCGCTAAGGAACTCAACAACGTCTTTAGCAAATTCAGCATTCGTTTTGCCTCTCTGCGTTACTTTAGGGTCCCAATAGTATTCTTTTTCTACCCAAAGCTTTTTACCTGTTTGTGTGTAGCGCCCTGTACTTACGCCTATCAGAAGACATGCAAAAGGGTTACTAGCCCCGTAGTCAATAGCAGCAATGTAATACTCAGCGGCAGCAGGAGGCTTACGCACCACATGTATCGATCGATCAAAGAAGTCGAAAATAGCCCCTTCGGCAAGGCACCATAAACCAAGGTAATTACGCTTATAAAAAACACCACTAAGGCTATCACGTATACGCTGTTTATAATCTGCGGGTACATATGGATTGTCATCCAGCGTAAAGTGTAGTGAATAATAGTTCTTATCTCCTGCGTCAGCTCTATCAATCCACTGTTTAACCTTGTGAGTAGGTTGTGCAGGGTTCATGGTTGCATGAGCCTTGCTGTGAGCGCAGCTTAAACGCGTATCAATCATATCGATTATACTTTCAGGGTACAAGGTAATTTCATCGCAATAGGTCAGAGAGTGTGTGTCACCTTGGAAATTACCGATTGCACCTTCGTCTTTTGCGCCTAGAACAGTGATGACTTTATCTCGGAAATATAACTTCTTTCCAGTCCATGCGCAGAAGGGGCGGAACATACTAAGCTCTTCGCTTTCCATGATAAGACGAACAACATTACGATAAGCAGTATCGAAAGTATGACCAACAATGTATATCTTCGAGTCTGGACAAGCCATACAGTCAGCAAGGAAACGAAAAACGGTACCAACGGTTTTACCACATCGAACACTTCCATGGGCCATGTTCCACTTTGCATTAGCGTTTTTTACATATTGTACTTGTTTTGGAGATAGTGGATCAGTCATAGTCTCTGTATATACAGGAGAGCTTAATTATGAGCAAATGGTTATGTATTGGGTGCGGTAAAGTTGTTGAAGACGATTGCATCCAAGCCGGATGCATGGCTTGCAGGCGCAGAGTGACTGAAGAATTTTGGAATAGATATGGTGAATATATAAAAAAAGAGGACGAAGATGAATAAATGGCTGTGCATAGGATGCGGTGAAGTTGTTGAAGATGACTCCGTGAAAAGTGGATGCAAAGTCTGTCGAGGCAGGGCCATGAATTCTTATTTCCAAAAGTTCGCTGGGGAGTTGAAACAAACAATGAGTGTTAATTTATATGAAGAATTCGCCAAATGTGTAGATAGCGGAGACCATAGGAAAGTGTTTGATTTATTGGGAGAAATTAAAGATGAGGAATAGAGCGAAATGCAAACAATGCGAATCAATAATTGAGAGCGTAGACCGTAAAGGTGAAGTGTCCTGCAAATGCGGACAGATAAGCGTGTCAGGAGGTGATTTACTTGGTTGTAGTGCAATCAATTGGGCTAATTTCTTGCGTGTAGATGATGAAGGCAATGTGATTGTGCCAAAAATACAAGATGCGCCTAAAGTTACTCGTGAAGACTTCCTGAGGGCTTTAGATGAAATGATTGCGCGGATTGAAGAGATGCCAAAACAAGCGATGATCGTTGCGATCAACCACTATGACTTCGTTTCACTGTTGATATTGCTATCATCTATATTTCGTTCAGGAGATAGCAAAGACAATACTTGAGCCATAGAACCATCAAATTTCATTTCTAAATCTTTATTTAAACTTATATCCGATGTGTCTCTAAGATAACCTCTAGTATGACCTTTTCGCTCAAGGGTGAAAATAACATGCTTAGAAGCTAGAGAAGGGTTTTCTTTATAATTCTGCATAAAAAGATAGTTAAGAGAAATAGCTAGTTCAAGTTCGTCTTGCGACTGTATTTCTCTAGACTCATCTAATGCTTCTTGCAAATCTTTATTCTTACTAATATATCTAAATAATGTTTCTCTAGCTATATTAAGATTTCTTGCGCTAGCTGCAACATTTCCTCTATTTTGAACAAATGCGTGTTTTACGTGATTATGATCTGGTTTCCAAGCTTCTGCCATAGTATCAATAAGTTGTCATATTATAGTATTTGGGATCTAATTGAACTCTTTTCTTCTGCCCTTCTTTCAACCATCTTGCATTGCATCTAGATATAATCTCTAAACGCTTTTCATCGTAGGTTTTTCCGCCTTTGTCTCTCGCTGTACGGCACTCTTTGCTGCAATATCTAGCTGTGGCTGCTTCAAAAGAGGCTTCGCAATTCTCGCAATTTTTCCTATAAAGCTTCCTTAAAGAATTCCGTTGCAGTGCGGACATGTTTTAGCAGCCTTCTCTTTGCCTTTTTCTCCATCTATATCAGATTCTTCAATTTCGTGTATAGGCCCTATCAAGTCCGATGCTTCGAAACCGCAGTTAATCAGCATATCAACTTCAAATTCATTTGCGAGGATGTCGAAATCCCATTGTCCGAAGTGTTGATTATCTAGAACAATCCTCTTTCTCATTACATCTTCGGATAGATCTTTCTCTACCAGACATGGGATTTCTTTCATTTTTAATGATTTCGCGGCTCTCACACGTTGATTGCCAGCGTATACAATATGCTTGCCATCGACGCAGTTTACGAGTATAGGTCTTCCACGCAAAAATTCTGGATCTTCTTCGATGCTTTTGCATAGCTTGGCCATTTGCTCTTTTGTGATCTTGCGAGGGTTTCGTTCAAGAAGTGTGAGGTTTTTTATGGGGATATTTTCAGTCATTTTTCTTCTTTTTTCCTAATAAATCTTCTGCGATTCCTAACATGCTATTTCTCCAATCCAATTCTTCCTGAAGCGACTTCAACAAATCAGGAGGTGCTTTCACAGGCTCAATTGCTTGTATTTCATCTTTTTCAATCATATATTATAGAACCTTTTATAGAGCTCTTCGATTTTCTGCTCTGTCTTCTCAAATGATTTTACGCATATCTCTGTTTTTATGGCACATCGTATCTTTACAGAATAATCATTTTTGCAGAAAGTTATCGAAAAAGGCTGCCGTTGCCAACATGGGCAATTTTCGTTGTATTGTTTAGATAAACTTATCGTTATCATGTGCCAAGACTCTGACATTCCTAGATGTTCGCCATCGCATGTCAACATGACCTTACTGGATTGTGCATATATACCTCTCCAAGATTTCCATACGCTGCAGAAGATCATCATACTTTTTCTGAAGCTCTCCATTCCTAGCGTACAATGATTTACGTATCTTGTCTTGGCTTTCTTTCAGAGCGTTAAATTTGTGACGCAGTATTGTGGTTTCGTCTTGTTCGAATAATTCAAGTTGGATCATTTTTTTGGTATATTCCATGATGTGACGGCTAGATGTTTTAGCTCTAAGTGATTAAAGTACGCTTGGCTTTTGCTAGCTGTGATCTTCCGGATTTCATTTAGCAATTTACCGTTGGTTTCTCTTTCGGTTGCCCATATCGTTGTTTCAAATAAATTCATGGTCTTTCCGCCGCATTCATGCGGAAACAATATCGTTGCGATCGTGTAGCCTTGAACGATGGAATGTAAAACTAATGTGTTAGGGTCCATTTATTCCTCAAATTCCCAATCTGTTCGGCCAGCTTTCCTTCTGTTCTGCCTTGGCTTCAAATATTGTAGATTAGAAAGTGTGTGAGTGCCACCTTTAGATATTGGGATTATGTGATCGACTTCATATCCTTTAGGGCAATTTCTGTAGAAGTATTTGATTAATCGCATTTCTTCCCATCGAACTCCTTCGCAGGCTTTCAGGAATCTTTCTTGTCTGAGTTTTGCCACACGCTTTCTAGCTTCCTTTCCTTTTTCAGATTGATCATATTTTTTTCTATTTTCCTTGGAACTTCTCAACCTGTTGTGTTTGAAATACCCTTCTTTATTTTTCTGATCAAGCTTATCAACTTCTTTCTTTAATTCAGAGTTGCATCTTTCAATAAAGGATTGTATAGTTTGTATTCTGTCTTTTTCTGAATCGGTCATGTTTTTAACGTCTGATAATTATACTTATGTTTTCAACTAATTAGTACTATCTTTTTCTAAATCGTCATTTCGCTTGTCAAGTACCAATCTTTTCTTTCTTTCCAGCACATCTTCTTCTGAACAATTGCAGACTGTCATAAAATCTAAGCGAAATCCATCGCCTGAGAATCTTTTATCAAATTCAAAGCAGTCATCACACAATATGTCAGGATTATCTTTCATCTAAAAAACCAACTAAAAAATATAATACTCATCCAGATCAAAGAAGATATGATAACTCCACCCCAAAAAGAGCGTATCATATGATTTTTTATTGCATACTCTAGATTTTCTTTCAGATTTCTAGCTTCTTCTTCAGTTATATTCATGCGCAAGTCTCTCTAGTTGCTTTTTCTCTATCAGCAGCCTTATCATGACTTGCCTCACATAGAGTAAAGCAAAAAAAAACGATGGTTATTAGAGACATGAGCTTTATAAATTCTTTCGTTGATATGCCAGAGTCTCTGTGGACTTTCCTAAACTCAATCGTTTCCTTGTCTGCCAGTTCTTGTTTGATCATAGCAACCTCCAGTTATCCTAAGTTATGCATGGTTATACCTGATTTCAGGTATAAGTGGGTATAAATCAAAAAGCCCCTCGAACTCCATTTACAGCAAAGTTATGAGGGGCTAAGAGCCAACGTGTAAACCTCTACGACTGATAAACCGTTATCAGTGTCGCTGGCCCTAAAATAATAGAGACTCACGCGAACTTAGTATGCGTCACTAAGAACGAACAACAAACGTTGTTGTTACCTCCAAATCGCCAGAGTCTCTAAACTAATAGTATAGCAGATTCGGGATTAGATTTCTACGACTTTTTTCGCAAAACTTTCTTTCCGGCCTCGCATTCTTTGTCTCTTTTTTTGTCAGCCTTCTCAAGAGATTTTAGCTCTTTACCTTCATGCTTATTGATCTTCTCAATAGCTCTAATCTTTTTGTCCATCATTCACCATCATATATAGGGTATCCGTAATCTTTTGGCTCGGTCACAGCTCTATTCTCGCCACACCACCCGCATGGACCATCGTGAAACGTAGCTACATGCCCTTTAGCCCATATTCCTCCATGAGCTACTGCACATTGACCGCATACCCATGCTGGATAAGTGTTGCAGTTATTTTCTAACTGAGTCATCTTTCTCATGCTTAAATCTCACTTTGATGCTGTATAGGCTATCGTTTATCTCTTTTAGCTGCTGCTCTATGTTGTCCACAGATTTACAATGTAAGCTATCAAGATAACAACGGAAAATCCCATAAACACATATGCCACCAACGACAAAATAAAACATATGTTAACCTTGGTAAGCCATTTTCTCATACTTTTACTGCAGGATCCTCGACAACGGCCTGCTCTGCTGATTCTATTGCTGATTCAACTGTATGTTCGAGTTTCAGTGCTGTTGAGATTCCTGTAGAAAATCCGTTGCAGGATGTCAGCATTGCAAATACTAGTAGTCCGTTTAGGCTATTCATCAATTTCTCCTAGCTCTGTGAGCTTTTTGTTTAGTTTTTGTAAGTCACATTTTGTTTCTTCGTAATTTCTGTGAGATTCAAGAAATTTCTCGAAATAGTAGATCATCGTATTGAGGTTAGTCCTGGCTGTTAAAGCTAAAGGATCTAGGTTGTGCTCATAAATGCTTTTTAGAGCGTATAATTCTGCGGTTACGTCTACTTCTTCATCCATCTGATTTCTCGTGATTAAATCCGTTTATCTCAATTTCTGTGTAACCTTTCTCTGCCCATCTCTTTTCAGATTGTAATTTCACGACTTTTCTGTCATCTGAAAAAAGCACTCCACTCATGGAATCTAAGACACCTTTTTCAAGATTGTCAAGGTCGGGCTTGCTCGTATGCTGAATTAGACCTCCCAGTTTAGCCTTTCTTTTAGCTTTGGAGTCGCTTTTTGGGATGGAGAACCAGAATATCAATGACACATAGTAAAAGTCCTTATAAGGCAAATACGGGTCATTCATGACGATTCTGCCCATCTGCATCTTAACATAGTTCTTGTGAGAAGCATTTGGATCATAGTTGACGTTCTTGCCATTTCTCCTGAAAGTTCTATGCCTACATTGCGGTATGGGCTCTCCCTCAAGAATGAATTTCATTTATCCGCCTTATATCCGCCTTTTTGCCATTCCCTAAACTTTTTCTCAAGCAATAACGGATCTACCCCATAGTACTCTGCAATGAGTTCATTTTTATGCACATCAAAACGCCTGCTCATTTTCCCGTCTTCATGCCTGCATAGATCATCATAGTCAAGATCTAAATCATATGCAACAGACTGCCTAGTAAGACCTAACACGGTGCGTAAAGCGCTCAAAAAACGTCCGTAGGTAAATCCTGCTTCTCCCTCAATGAGATCCTCAATTCCTATTGCTGTTTTATCAAGTTTAGATTTCTTCATTTTCTCATATTTCACTTTTTTTAAAGACCATATCGGTGACGTCACCGATATGGTTGTTTTTATTTACATTCCAGCTTCCCTGAAATCCTGAGCATCTTTCAATTCAATCACAGTGTTTTCCTTGGCAAACAATCTAGATGTAACTCTAGGTTGGTATGTATCGTAGAACTGTTTTCTTGTCAAATTGCTAGTGATGATAGTGGGCATCATAGAGTTATAACGCATATTGACTAGATCAAAAAAAATGTCCTCCTTCCATTCAGTCCATGAATTGCTTCCTACGTCATCTAAAATGATGAGTTCATCATCGATGAGATATTCCAAAACTTTTGGACTACCTTCATGAGACTCAAAGCCCCTCTTCAATCTCTCGAAAAGATTTCCTTCCATCCAATATCGATAAGTCTGAAAATTATCTAACACCCATTCACTTAAAGCAGAGCAAAGATATGTTTTGCTTGTTCCTGGAGACCCTAAAATCACTAGGAAATTTTTCTTTTCCTTCATAAAACTATATACTTTCTGCATTTCATCTTTGCTCCACTTCATTTGACTCATGGAAGCACCAACGTATCTTTCAGCTCTTAAAGCTGTTGTTCCGAATGTCTTACGCTGGTATTGCCTAACCCTATTTTCAAGGATTTCTTGAGGTGACTTTTCTTTGAATTCCATAGATTTTCCTTACATAAATTCTCTTAATTGTTTACATTTTGTAAAGATGCTTCATCTAAATTTATCAGCTCTTTAGGAGCAATAAACTTGTATAAAGGATCTGATTTTGAGAGATATTCCCATGGATTACAGCGAGCAGGAAGTTGTTCTTTTGGATGAGACTCTTCCTCTCTTGTAGGTAATGGTTTGCTTTTTGGCCTAGGCAATTTAGCTCTACTTTTTTCTTTAGCCCTCCTTATGCTGGCAATGTTTCGTTTATTTCGAATGATTCCACCAATGTACTCATATCCATCGGATACAGGGAATTTGCAAATTGAATAGGCGATAAACGCCTCTTCGATTTCCTCGGAAGACCATGAAAGTCTATTCCGAATACAATAAGCATGTACGTCAGATATCACAAGCGAAGATTGTTTTTTATTTTCTTCTTTTTCCTTTTCGGCGGGAACCCCGTTCCCCAACAACATACTCTTAGATTGGTTTTCTTTACCTTGTTCTTCTAAACAGTCTCGATCTGCGGGATCCGTACGCTCGGGATCCGCCCTGTCAGGACGTCGGAAGAAATTTTTGAATTTTTTTGTTCTTGAAACAAAGTATTTGCACCTCTTAAGGTTGCCTTCCATAAAGTCTTCTCGCTTTATGTACCCTGCTTCCCTAGCCTCGTCAAGTATTTGATAAACTTTTCCTTTACCTAGGAAATTCTTCACGTGATTAATAACTTGAGGAATTCGAATAACCCATCCAGATGAGTTAGAAAGCAGAAATGAGATAAGCCAGATGCAATTCGGTGAAATAGAAGTATCTCGCAGTAACTCATTAGGAATTTGAGCGTAAGGGATCTCATCTTCATGCGGACACATTTGAATTGTAGAGCCTGAAAGGTCTTGTGGATCGATAGACATTAATTTTTCTCCTTTAAGTAATTTTTAGCTCTTGCAAAAAACCACTTGATGGAGTATATTCGGACATGTTATAGATGTTGAATATCTCCCAGTAATTGTTGCTGCAAGTGCTGGTATTTGTGAAGCTGTTATGTAAACAACCTCATGTTTAGTGCCCCGTTGGAACTGTCACCCTACGGGGTATTTTTATTTATTTATCCATTTCCGCGAAACACATTTGTTCGCCCTGGCATGCTTTTTTAGCTAAACGCATTGCCCTGCCTCTCTTTTTTGTGCAAATCCCATCGGTTGGTACAATTCCGCTTGTAGCATCGGAAATAGTCTTTGCTAACCTGTGCCCTGGCTCCACTAGACCATTGACAACACCGTTAATGTATGTAGGGTTGTAGCCAATCGTCCTAGCGAATTGGGACACTTTCAGATCATGTCTAAATAAATATTCTCTTAAATCCATGGGTTTCTCCTATTTTTTTCCTATATCATAGCGTTTTTATCTTTAAGTTTCAAGCGTGAGTTTTTCTTGCAACTTTCTGCATTTCTTATGTTGACAAGAAAATCAGAAGAATGCTATATTGAAGATATCAAGCAAAACAAGTCTCCTTGACTCGCGTAACACCGGACAAGTCGTAGCGGTTAGCTCGATAGTAAACCAAAAAACTTAGGTGTAAAGATGGATCTAGAAGATCAATTCGATAAATTAATGAAGTTAGCAGACAAACAAGACAACCTCCTTACAAAGGACTTTGATGAGTGGGTTCATGATGAAGAAATCGACGGTTACGAGATCGACGAGTGAAATAAACAGTTGTTTGGTAAATCTGGACAACTGAAAAAAGTTCTAGCACTGACAAGCTAGATTTTGTAGAGTAAAATTTTAAACATGAGGTGAATATGCAAACTAAACACGAATGTAATCCACATTGCAAAACATTAGCCAGCCTATGGCTTATCAAAGCTGAAGCGGAAAGAAAGGCTACTAGATACAAATCTGATCCTTTTTTGAGAGATCTTCATAGCCAATATGCTGAAGCAATTTCGTCAGTAATCGAAGCGGACCTTGAAATCTCAAGGAGGATGGAAAATGTATAACGAACACTACTTCGAAGATTATCGCGATGATCATGAGCCTGTTATCTATGCTGGATCGCTAAAACACATACAACATCATTTAGAGGCTGTTCTAGACTGTTTGTATGGGGATGGCTCCATTGACCTGGCTATGCTCGAAAACTCGCTTGATGAGGTCGCAAATGGCCTTGGCATGCATCTTCCGAGAAACGATCTACTGATCGAAAGGTCTGTAGCATGAAATATTACGACAGCTTAGAGCCTTCAACCGCTTGTCCTATAAGGGTTAGGTCGGTTCACTGGACATTAAGAATGCAGGAAATCCCTGGATGGTATTTCGATGAACAGCATACTCAATGTGATTCGGTTGTTAGAGTAAAAAAATGGACGATAGAGAATTTTAAAACAGAGGTTAAAAATGAAATATTCAACTCAATTAAATGAAATCGGACTTTCTATGTCGAAGGTTCAGGGGTCAATAAAATCAGCTAAAAAAGACTGTAACAATCTTTTTTTTAAAGCAAAATATGCTGATTTGGCCTCTGTTTGGGAAGCTTGCAGAGATCAATTAGCATCTCATGGAATTTCCATCATACAAGGAAGTTCGGACAATGATGGAAAAATTACCGTGGTCACTCTTCTTTTGCATTCAAGCGGCCAATGGATTGAATCAACACTGTCAATGCCCATGATGACGCCTGATATGCCAGCAAAGAAAGGATATAATGGTCAAATGCATGATGCTGTACCTTCAAGGCTCATGAATGCTCAAGAAATTGGAAGCGTTATCACTTACTTTAGAAGGTATAGCATAGCTAGCATGGTAGGAGTTTGTCCTGAAGATGAAGACGCTAATATGGTTTCTGAGGGGAAAAACAATCCTCCAGTATCTAAAATTCAGAACATGCCTCCTCAACCACAGAAAATAAACAAAGAACAACTAACCGCCCTTCTGAAAGCTCTTGATCCTTTGCCTAAAATGAAAGCTAGTGTCAAAGAGTGGCTTGCAAATCAAGGGATCATGGATTTTATGGATATGCATGTCTCTATGTTAGATGGAATTATGACACAAGCCGCTAAAGCTATGGAGAAATCAGCATGATTTGCGATCTACAACAAAATACACCTGAATGGTTAGAGTGGCGCCGAGATAAAATCGGCGCCTCTGAGGTGGCTGCAATATTAGGAGTCTCTCCCTATGATACCGCATACACACTTTGGGAGAGAAAGTTAGGGCTAATTCCTGAAAAAGAAAAGACATTCGCAATGCAAAGAGGGCATGACTTAGAAGATAAAATCCGCAATGATTTTATTAAAGAAAGTGGAATAGACCTTGAACCAAAAGTTTTAACAAGCGAAGAACATCCTTTTTTAATCGCAAGCTTAGATGGTATTTCTCTTGACGGAAAAACAGTTATTGAGATAAAATGCCCAAACAAAGAAGATCATTTTCTTGCAAAAAAAGGAGAAGTGCCTTCTAAATACTTCCCACAACTTCAACACCAATGCTTTGTTTGTGGAATTGAAAATGTTATATATCTATCGCATAACGGAATTGAAACAGTTTCTGTTGTAGTTAATAGATGGGATGAATATATTAAAGTTATGATTGAAAAGGAACTAGAATTTTACAAATGCATCAAAGAATTTACACCGCCGAATATGACCGAAAGAGACTACTTGAAAAGAAACGACCTCGAATGGCGGGAGCTATCCGAACGTTACCTGAATGTGAAAACGCGATTGAAGCAATACGAAAGCGAAGAGAAGTATTTGCGGGAAGCCCTCGTCAAAGCCTCGACTGGAAAGGCATCTATAGGTGGAGGGCTCAAGCTATCGAAGATAGTAAGGAAAGGGGCGATAGACTATAAAATAATACCTGAACTAATCGGAATTGACCTTGAAATGTTTCGCTCTGATCCTGTAGTTTCATACAGAATAACAGAAACATGGGGGGATTCATGAAATTGGTTTGGGGTATATGTGGAGCGTTAATGCTAGCTTGTTGCGGTATAAATGGAGGTGTCATGAGGGATCTCCAACATGAAATCGATGCGATCAACATACAGTTGACAGACACTGTTGACCATGAAGAAAGAGCTTACTTGATCGGTAAAAGTTCAGGAATCTTCTTGGCTATGGAGATTATTTCAGAGCAAGGCATCTGGTAACGAAAACCCTGCCGTGAAAATCGGCAGGGCGAGCGCAAATCAAGGCATCTGCTTGAGGCACTCTATATTGACAGAGGCAATCGTAATAGGAAATACACTTCCTGTTACGTTTGGATTCAACAACACTTGGCTAATTGATGTGTTGCGTAATTTCAGCACATCGTTAGCCTGTAATTCGATTATTAATTCAGAACTGCTATGGCAAGCATCATCACCAGGAGCTTGCGTAAATCCTGAATAAATTGACCCAGGAACTAACACGCCGTTTTTCCAGAAACCGAATGACCATGATGGAACTGGTTGAGGAACTGGAGGAGATATTCTTGCTTGTAGAAGCCAAGCAATGTGGTAAAAGCCGTGTTTAAGGAATTTAATTGATCCATCTATATTCATCATTGATAGATCAAAATCCGCTACTGTCACGGCATTTTGAGCATCAAACTTTACAAAGTCACCAGCGCTGCCGAATGGATCAATTGTTTGAGGGGTTGTTGCGTAAACATTTGCCCAAGTCTGGCAACAGCAATCTTGTCCTGGTGGTCTAGGATCGCAATCCTTCCCTGCAGGACCCTGAAGCCCTTGTACACCTTGAGGCCCTTGATTCCCGGCAACTCCTTGCGGTCCTGGAACTCCCTGAACCCCCTGCTCTCCTTGCATGCCGGGTACTCCCTGCGGTCCTTGTTGGCATCCGCAGCATTTTCTATGGTCGTAATCATACGACATTGACTCTTTACACATAAATAACTCCAAGTTGTGCCCTTTAGGGCGGGTTGAGAGACGCATTTATGTTACTTTGAAGGTAATGCTTTATGTCTTATTTGGCAATAAGATTTTTTAAAATAAAAACGCCCCGTACACTGTGTACGAGGCGACAAAGAAGTCTACAAAAAAACCGTTCTTTTTCTTTGTAGCATTTTGGAAAATATTCGGAAATAAAAAAGCCCCCGGCTATCTTAAGACCGGGGGCGACCTACCTTAACTCTCGAGGACGAAAGTCAGATTCTTTCATTATACTTTAGAGTAAAATTGGTGTAAATAAAAAACCCGCAATGCCGTGAAGCAGAGCGGGTCATCTTAAATTCAGAAAGATAAGATGATTTGATCTTACCCTAAGTGGGATTTATTTCATATAGTAATTTTCATGGATCTCTTTAAATTTCATCTGAACGAAATTGTCGAAGTCGCAGACTGAACACCTAAAACGAAAATAAGGAGGTTTCGTGATGATTAACTTCTTGCCGACGACCTTTTTTAAGACTGTCTGGCATTGAGGACAATCAGGAAAAGCATACGGCGTAGATTTGTCATTGATAAATATTTCTTTTCCTGTTGACCACTCAACTAGTGATTCTGAATATTTAATCTCATCAAGGTTCACTTTTTCCCTTTTCTGGCTTCACTGTATCCTATCGCAACGGCCTGCTTCGGATTGGTTACTGTTGGGCCTGATTTTGATCCTGAATGCAATTCTCCTTTAGAAAATTCCTTCATGACCTTCTCGACCTTAGTTTTCCGCTTTTCCTTGCCCTTCATTACTACCCTCCGTCTTTAAAGTTTCAATAAATGCTCCAGCTGTCCCGGCATGATCTAAAGTGATTAGAGGATCAATCCATATTCTAAACCCAGACTGCCTAGCTCTGCGGCAAAATACGTAGTCCTCTCCCCAAAACTCTCCATCCCATATTTCTGTGTCAAACAGACAATAGCCTTTGGTGTGTTTTAGGCTTTCTTCTTTCGGTTCATAGTAAAGTTGCGGGAAAAAGTCGATCATCTTCTCTAGAACACATCGTTTCAAAAGCATAAATCCCGCAGGTATGTATTGCATTTCAAGCAACTTCTTTTCCGATATGACCATGCGCTTGTTTTCTCCTTCATACACGCCGCGAAAAAGGAATACTCTTTCACCTCGCGCAGGATACAAAGAAGCTACAAAATCTTCATTATAGTCGAGAAGTTTCTTGATATCTAAAGGATTCCAGCCAATATCAGAATCAATGCACATCATATGTGTGCAATCTGTCTCTAGAAATACCTTAACAAGGTCATTTCTTTCCCTAACTAATAGCGATCCAGCGGTGTGTATTCGCACAACCGACTCTATCGCGTTGGCTGCTAAATATAGTCTTGTATCGCATAATGAACATGCATAATTTACGTTTACCTTACCGTCAAAGGCCGGGGTTGCTATAAAAACTTTGGTCATAAGCTCCTTATACGTTTGATAAGGCTCTTATATATAATGATCGTTTATAGTTTCCAGTATATTCTACGGTCAGATCTCCATTGACTGCGGCATCTGTTGGAACTTGAAATTGCGTTGCAGAATTATAGGGATAGCTTGTTGTTGAAGTCTCAATAGCTCCCGTGGTGTTATCACTACTTAAAAAGACTCCTGCACCATTCGTAAGAGAGCCTGTAACATAATTAGATGGAGTTGGATACCAAGTAATGGCGTCTGAAGAGGTAAATTTTGTCGTTCCAACTGTTGTGCCTAAAACATATCTACCATTAGCATAAGTAATAGCTCCGATCACGGATGTTGTGCCGCTCGTTCTTGAGGTCCAAGTCTTCGCGTCTGTGGATGTAAAAAGTACGCCTCCAGTTCCTCCAGCAACAAAGACAGTTCCAAAAGTAAGATTTAAAGTTGGTAAAGCTGTTGATAGTTGACCGCCATTATTTGTCCAAGTTGTTCCATCAGTTGATGTATATACTGCACCATTTCCTACAGCATAAAAACCTGAATTATAAATAACAGTTTCTAGAGTATTTGGTGTTGGACTCGTGCGTAGTGTCCATGTAATCGCGTCTGTAGACGATTGTATTTTTCCTCCAGCGCCAACCGCTACCCACGCTCCTGCTCCAAATGCCAAACCAAACATACTACTAGTTGTCGCTGATGTTCTGGCCGTCCACGTTGTTCCATCAGTACTGGTTGCAAGCGCTCCTGTAGCTCCTACATATACATGAAGGGAATTCCCAAATGCTACGTTATATATACTACTAGTAGTTTGGCTTGTTCTTACTGTCCAGGTTATAGCATCCGTTGAGCTTGCTAATACGCCTCCAGTTCCAACGTAAACGAAGGCTGTTCCGTATGTAAGTGCATTTATTTGGCTAGCTGTATTAGATGTTCTAGCAGTCCATGTAGTTCCATCTGTGCTTGTTGCTAGTGCTCCCCCTGCACCTCCATATAAATGAAGGGAATTCCCAAACATTAAAGCTCTAATAATGCTTGTAGTTCCGCTGGTTCTTGAGGTCCATGTTATGGCATCTGTTGAACTAGCTACAAAACCTCCTGCGCCTCCTGTAACATAAGCTGTTCCATAAACTACAGCATTTAAATTGCTTGCTGTTCCGCTAGACCTTGCTGTCCATGTCAATGCGTCTGTGGAGGTGTTTATGATTCCTACATCGGCAACAGATACATATAAAGAATTTCCAAACGCAAAAGGAACAGTCCCGTTCGTTGTCGGACTAGCGGTTCCTATAGAAGGAGTTCTGCTATTCCATGTAACTGCATCTGTAGAAGTTACAACAACTCCTGATGCTCCTGATCCAACATATGTACTAGCCCCAAATGTTAGAGAGTTAAGTGCACTATTTACTGGTGTGTTTCTAACTGTCCATGTTATTGCATCAGTGGAGCTTGCTAATACACCTCCTGCACCAGCATATACATATAGTGTTCCATATGTCATTGCAGATATTGCGCTTGATGTGCCGCTCGTTCTTGAGGTCCAGGTTATTCCATCGGCGCTTGTGGATAGTCCGCCCGCTGCTGCTCCAAATACATACAAAGCATTTCCGAAAGTAGAAGCTGAAATTGATGAAGCTGTGCCTGATGTTCTAGAGGTCCAAGTTATGGCATCTGTTGAAGTCAGAAGGGTTCCTCCCACACCTCCAGCAACAAATACTGTGCCAAATGTTAAAGTAGTTAATGCGGTTGACGTACCGCTCGTTCTTGAGGTCCAAACGAAGCCGCCCGCATTAAGCAATCCTAAGTTAGCAAAAAGCAGAGGGTATGTTGCTTGTGAATATGTAGCTCCATCACATTTTAACCATGCAGTAGTCGCATAGGCGTCACCATTCGCATTGCTAAAATAGCACAGCGAACCAACTTCTGTCTTAGGGTCAAGTGAGTTTATTGAGTTACCGTTAGCCATTTAACCTCAAAGTGTTGCGACATAATATACAACCGTAAGAGTGATTGTATTGTCATTTGCTGCATTTCCTGTTATTTCGGTAGCTATAGGGTTATATGCATTTATTGCAAGATTCTCAAAAGCCGATGCTGCATTATTAGTTAAAACATTTAAGTTTTGTTGAGAAATAATACTTGCAGATCCAGTCAATACAGGATTTGTAATATTTGCTGTCAATGGAATAATTGTGGTTGTTGAATAATATAGATCTACAACTTGTGCAGCTCCTGCAACAAAAACATTTGTTCCGCCATAATTGAAACTGCACCAAATAGGGCCTAAAATACAATTCACCTTTCCAACTCCAGGAGCTGGTACGACTTCTATAGGAGTTGCATGCAACGCTTTAATCTGTGCAGATGTTAAAGTTTTACTCACAATCGCTAAAGCGAAATTTGTTGTTGCTAAAGAAGAACTTATATTTGCAGCATTATTTTGAGCCATATTTAATCTTCTTCCTTTATGGTGATAGAGTCCAATTTCCTACTACAGAAACCGCGTAGAAGAACCCATCAGTGGCATTAAACCGCAAAGTCAAGCTATCGCCGATTGCCGTGCTAGTGGCTGAACCCGCAGCGCTTGTGATCACATTGCCTATCCGTATCTTCTGTGCTGTAACAGACTGCACTACCAATGCCCCAGCAGTAGTACATACATAAATAAAAAGATCCCCATCCGCCAACCCAGCAGAAGCAGGCAAAGTACGAGTGACTGCCGCTGTGACGAATTCACCAGTGTTAAGGGAACTTGTTGCAGAAGATCCGACTTGAGAGAATGGAGGGCTTTTAACTGTTAAGGTAGAAACTGCACCTGAAACTTTTGATCCTGAACGACCTAATATGTTAAAATTACCAGCAGTAGGGCTTAAAGCTCCTCCTGAATCACCTGTCAATGTTGTAACTGCTCCAGATGCAGAAATGCTTTGAAATGTTGGAGAGGCAGACCCATTTGAAGTTAAAACTTGACCTAATGTTCCATTTGAAATAGAACCTAATTGATTAGATCCATCTACTGTAACTAACTCTGAATTTGCTACTGTAACACCATCAATTCCAGCTATAAAACATTCTAACTGAAGTTGACCAACTCTAATAACTCTTGAATCTAATGCAGTTCCTTGGTTTCCTATCAAAATGTTATTAGATTCTGTTCCCGTATAATTTACACCAGACTGAAAACCAATTATAATATTGCTTGATCCTGTGGTTAAAGACTGTGCAGTAGTGGACCCTATGATAACATTGTTATCCGAGGTAATACTTGTAGCTGCAGAATATCCGATAATTGTATTGTCGGATCCGCTCACAATAGATCTACCGCTTAAATTTCCTAGCAATACGTTGTCTAAGCCTGTCGTAATTGCATTTCCGGCAAATGAGCCGATGCCTACATTATTATCTCCAGATGTTAAGGAACTTAAAGTATTATTTCCTAATGATGTATTATTGTTTCCTCCATTAGCAGTAATGGAAAGATTTCCAGCTTGAAAACCAACTAAAGTATTTAGGTTTATGTCTGTAACAAAAAGAGAAGATGTGCTTCCTGAATTGGAAAATCTAACTGAAGAGCCGCTGAAAACAAATGCATTTCCTGCGTTAATATTGATATTATTCGCTACAGGAACGGCTATTGATCCATTATCTCCTGTAAATTGCAAAGGTACAGATGGAGGTAGATTGCCTTGAGAAATTCGGGCCAGTCCAGATTGTGACATTATTCCCCCTTACCATAAATAGCCACTACATAAAAAGTGTCGGACGTTCCTGCAACTGCTGTAGGAGCAACAATAGACTTTATATATAGCTGAGTGCCTTTCTGATACCGAAAGGATTCTCCATTATCTTGGTCGCTAGTAAGATCATAAAGACTAAATCCATCTGCAAGGATCACAGCATTATCATTTATACCATCGAAACTAATCATATAAGTTCCGTTCGTATCATTGATAAAATGCAGCACACGCATTGCATGGCCAAATGGAATTCCTATCGCAGTATAGGTTAAACCTATACTGGCAATAGCTAGAGATCTAACTGCATCAAATCTTACTATATTACTCATGAGGGGTTTCCTGTGAGGGTGTTTCTGCTGGAGCCTCTGCAGGCGCTTCAGCTTGATTTGCTTCTGCCTCTGCTTTTGCTTGCATTTCTTGCGCAGCTTTAGCGGCATCTTCTATCTGGCCAATCCACTTAAGGCATTCTAAAAGAGCGTCTTTAGCGATATCTACCGGGCAATTTGCGTCAAAATGGAAGTAATTTTCTATTCCGTTAATGACTGACTTGAATAGTGTGAGTTGCTTTTGCATAAGTGAATTCCTTGTTGTTAAGTAAATGGCAGGGCGTTTTAAGCCTTTTCGGGAGTATCCCTAGCCATAGAGTATATAAATACTTCTTAACTTAAAATCCAAAAGTTTATCAAAACGTTATCCCCTGCACCAAGAGCGCCACCACCATTGTTTTTGGTATTAACTACAATACTTCCCGCTGCTTGAGTTACTCCTACAAGTGACATTTGAGCTCCTGCAGCAGAGGCATTCAAATTAGCAACAGTCACGTGAACACTAGAAGTTGTAAGAACAGTGCTGTTTGTAATTGTGAATGATTGCGTGCCTGCTGCTGCTGTAGTAAATCCTGTAAATGTCGCACAACCAACTCGGTTATTCATTGTGACTGAGCTTGTTGCAGAGGCTGTTGAACTAGTCGCAGGCACCATTTGAACGTTTCCGGCAGCATTTAACTTCAGTCCTGTCGCTCCAGTCCCTGCCTGCAAGGTCAAGGCGGCTGCCCCAGTGGTTGACCCAATTATTCCGATATGGGCAGCTCCCCCGTCGCCAATATTAAACGTTCCCGCTCTTGTTGCGCCAGTCGATAGCATTGCAATAGCTTGTGTTCCTGCTGATGCTGCGCCATTCATTACACTGAATGTAGTACTAGCTCCTGGAGTGGTCCCATTCAAAATATTTACTGTTTGCGCTGCTGATGACGAGGTTCCAGAAGCTATATTTAGAACTTGCGCGCCTGCTGCCACTCCATTCATAAGGTCTACAGCCGGCATAGCTGCAGTTGAATTAGCAATGCTTATCTTTCCTGTCTGTGCTGCGGCTCCAATTGTGATAATTTGGGCTGCATTGCCTCCTAAACCGATTCCAATTGTATTTCCTGAACCTGAAATAATTGTAACTGAACCACCTGTAGCACTGCCGATATTAGTTACGTGAGCTGCGGCCCCCGTGCTAATATTAACTGTTCCTGCTGTCGTTGCCGCGACAGATCCAAAAATATTAGCAACTAGTGTTCCACCTGTAGCATTTCCGTTAAACAAGTTAAACGTTTCTGTTCCTGAAGCTATTGCTCCACTTAAAAGACTTATAGTTCCAGTACCTCCAGCAATAATGCCATTCAATACTTGAAAATTCTGCGTTCCTTGGGTATTTGCACCTCCAAGAAATTGGGCGGCTTGTGTAAATGCTCCTGATGTTATTCCTGCTAATACCGAAAGCGTTTGATTCGCTCCTGGTGTAGCTCCGGACAAAATATTTACTGAGTTAGCGCCTGTATTAGACGCAGCATTTTGTATATTAACGGCTTGGCCTGCTGTGGAAATACCCACGCTTATTGCGCCTGTTTGTGTGGCGGAACCAAAAGACATTGTTGCGCCTGCTGTGGCTGTGGTCATGGTAAAGTTACCTGCAGAACCTACTACAATACCGATTGCTCCAGCGGAAGCACCGCCTATCGTAGTTGCTGCACCACCAGTTGTATTGATCAAAGCAGTTCCTGCTTGCGTTACTGCTCCTAAAGTTGCTGTTCCTGTAACTCCTAAAGTAGAACTAAATGTTCCTGTAGTAGCTGATAGTGCTGCAAGAGTGGATGCGCCAGAAACGCCCAGAGTTCCAGTTATGACATGATTTCCGCTATTAACAACGCCTAATGTTGATGTGCCTGTTACTGAAAGTGTAGTTGAAAAGGCTCCGGATGTTGCGCTTAAAGCCGCTATTGTTGATGCTCCTGTAACACTAAGTGTAGTGCTAAAAGCTCCTGATGTTGCTGAAAGAGCTGCAATTGTTGAAGCGCCAGTTACAGACAAGGTTGTACTGAATGCTCCTGATGTTGCTGAAAGAGCTGCTAAGGTTGTTGCGCCTGAAACGTTCAATGTTGTTCCAACTGTTACCGCTGCCGCAGCTGCTAAAGTTCCTGATGCTGCAAGCGTCGTGAATGAACCTGATCCCTGTGATCCATTACCAATAGGTAAAGATGCAGCATTAGATAAAGCCGATGCAAGAGAAGCAGGGTTGATAACATGGTTATCAGTTAAAAGACCTGCTTGAGCCTGTGCATTTGTAGCTAAGAAGACGTATCCTTGCTGAGCTGTGGTTGCTGGAACTCCAGCACCAACAACTACTGCAGCCAAAGCGGCAGCAACATCATTGGCTGAAGAAACATAAGCCGTGCTTGGTGCTCCTCCAGAAGCTGTCTGTGTGGTTGTGGCAAGAAATACAGGTCCGGCAACAGTTGTTGTTGCAAGCGCACCACCTCCGGAGTTCCATGTGAGGCCGTTAAATACGTATTCTACTGGAGGGCTTTGGCTGAAATCGAACCATTGTTGTCCTAAGCCGCCTCTAAAGGATGCTGGAGGGGCTCCTCTACCTTGAATTGCTCCTGGTGGTACTGTGACAAAACCTCCGATTCCATATGCTTGGGCCATGACAATTCTCCTGTAAGTTGTTAAATTCTACAGTGATCCATATATAATATATTAACAATAGATTAAAGTTGAGTATTGACATTATTACATCATCCTTGACATTAAATGGTGAAATACGTACAATGTAGACATGATTGAAAACGAATACCTTACAGTAAAAGAATTTGCGTCCAAGATGGGATTGCATTACAACACAATCGTTAGGGCTATCCGAAAGGGTCGCTTGAACGCTGTGCGAATCGGTGATGGGGTAAAAGCCTCCTATAGGATACCTGTAAGCGAAATACATAGGATTGCATTATGTGATCTTGAGAAGTTGGTTTCTAAAATTATTGAAGAAAAAAAGGTAGGTAAATAAAATGGATTGGCTTTTTATGTTTGGATCTAATCTTCTCTTTTACTTTATGGGTAGATGGGATAGAGAAAAAGAAATTATTGACGCTTGCTACAAACAAGAAGTCGACGAATTGAGAAGAAAAGTTGACTCTCAAAATAGCCAAAATCAAGCTGTTTATGAGATGGTAAAAAGATTTAACTCTCTAAATTAACATCGCCCTTGGTTTTTCGTTCTTTTAGAGTCTGCCTGACTCTATGGTCGAAAAACTTTAGGGTGTTAATCGCTTCCTTTAGCTTTCCGTTTTGTTCCGGTTTTTGTGGTGATGAGGTTTCCTTGTTCATCTTTTATTTCTCTCTCTTTCTTCTCGTTCTCTTTTATGTCTAGCTAACACTTTTATTGGATCTCCTAATATCATTTTTTTAACGTCAGATTCTTTTATAGGTTTATCGGGCCATCGTTTATCAATTTCGTGAAGAAATTGTTTCAAAGCTTTTTCATTATTATGGATTGTGAATTGACCATCTCCAGGAACGTCAAATAATATCTTTTCGCCATATAAACTACGATCTCCTAAAACCTCAGCGATTTGATTCTGCAAGTAGATTTTCTGTTCTTTTAATCCTTTCTTTGTAATATCAGGATGTCCGGCTCTTGTTATTTTTTCTTCGACTTTCTTTTTCGTGTCTGCTTTTGCCTTTTCGTCTGTTTTAGGTTTTTTTAACTCATTCCTTCCTAATTCTGGGTTGTATGTATACTCGGCCTTTTCAATATCTTTTTCTGTCCATTTTTCGGATTTTTCTTGTGTTTTAACAGGATGGGGAATGGGTTGTTTTTCTTGATCCTTATTATTTGGACTTTCTTTTTGCAATGAAGACTTTTCTAAGTTATCTTTTTTTTTTGCTTTTGGTTCGATCAATTTTCCGTTTTCATCATATCTTTCTTTTGATATTTTATGTATTATACCTTGAATGTTATGCAAAAGCGAGTATTCATTTGTTGCATAACCCCAAGTTATACCCTTATTTTCTTTTGAATACTTAGGATTTACTTTAATTTCTTGATGGAATCCTGCCCCTCTAGAATCTGCCACTCCCGGTTTATATTCTCCAATCCCTGTGACAGCTTGACCTTTTGGTTGATAGGTTCCTAGTGCTACACTCTGATATATATCCTCCGGCATATCTAGATAATATGCCCATTTTCCATCATAGAATTGAGATATCATGATATTTAAGCCTGGAATATGCACCATACTCTGAACTGCTGTAGACTTCATATTTTCAGGGATGCTATTTATAACTTCTCTAACGGCTTGCTCAACATCTGGAGGTTCTCTATTCAGAGCCGAGGTTTTCTCTTTATGTAATTTTCCATTTATATTCACTTGAGCTATAGGTCCCTTCTCCGATTCAACCTCTCCAATTCGACCGTTTTTAAGGCTTACCAGCGGCTTTGATGGAGCCGGTGGGATCATTTGCTGCGCAACTTCTGCAATGGGCTGATGTGGCATCTGTTGCGATTGTGCAGGGGCTTGCTGTTGTTGCGCTTTCTGAAATTCCTGCATGACAGGAGTTTGTTCTTGTGGGGCTTGCGCAATAGTGCTCTTAGTCATTTCAGCAAAGTTTTCTGGCTTATTTTGCTCAATCATTTCTTTTTGCTGTTCATTTGCCTGCTTAAGATATTGCGTATAGTCGTTTACGACTCTTTCTAGGCCACCTTCGGATTTTTCTAAAATCTGTGCTATTTGTTTAGGCATCGCAGCCCTTAGAATGCTCGTAGTAGTTGGAAGGTCATACCCTCCCTCAATAATGTTTCTAAATCTTTGATCTTCTCTAAGGTTTTTTAGAAGATCTACTGTTTTCATTAAATCAGGCGGTGTGGGTTGTGGTGCCTGCTGCTGCTCTTGCTGTTGTTGCTGTTGTGGCATCGTAATGGGCTGTATAGGCTGCGATGGTGGGGGTTGCTGTGCCTGAGGCGCCTGTTGCGGATTATGTGGCAATGCTAATTGCTGTTTTCCACCTATCTGCTTTCTTTGATGTGGTGCGGGTAGAATCTCATCGGGCTGTATTGCTCTATTTCTTCGCATTAAAGCATATGCTCCCGCTGCAACAGCCCCAGCGGTTCCGGCTGCTGCAACTAATTGCATTGCTGCTTTTCTTTTTTGCGACTGATCCCTTTTTTGAACTTGTTCATGCTCTGTCAGAAATAGGTCTGGATCGTAGTTTTTTCCATCTGCTTTGCTGGCAATTCTGCTTAGAATGGTATTTGCCGAGTATCCTGTATAATATGCGGTATTTATGGTATTAGCATATTGAGGTAATTTTCTCCCGATCGCTCCTAGAATGGATCTTGCTCCATATCCTCTACCTATTGCCTGAAAAATTGGTGCTGCCATTATCTGCCTATCAATCCAAATTTGTAGAGAATCTTATCGAGGTTGTCTAGAGGAGGCTGATCCATGTTGTCCAATTGATTAAATTGGTCATCATTTAATTGTATACTTCCTTCTAAAATTCCCTTATCCAACGCATCTTTAAATACTTCCCAATCCGCCCCTTTGTCTTCCATCGCCTTTCTAAATAAAACTAAATTTGTGGATGGATCAGTTTTAAACACACTAGAAACTGTGTCTTCAATCAATTTAACTTCATCGTCTGTATATGGTTTTTTTGTAAGCGGCTCAAGTCCATAATGCGGGTTGTATTCTTTTTCAATCTTAGGGAAAGCGGCCATAATTTTATTCGTTCCTTCGGGCAATTCCGAAACAAATGATTCTCTTTCCTCTGGATGATATCCTAGTTCGCTCAGAAGATTCCTTGCAGTATCATATAAACCATCTTTTAGAAGTGGTTGGAGCTTTAATTTTATGCCTGTTCTTTCCTTTTCCGCTTCTCTTCCTGTTCCTAGAATTGATTTCTTTATGGAGGTAAATGTTCGGTTAGGTGGAATGCTGTTTTTAACATTGGCAATTGTGTTTTTAAATTTTCTTGCTTCTACAGCAAGATTCTTTCTTATTTCAGATTCACTTTCTCCCGCAGCCGCAGCTTCTTCCCCTTTTTTTCTAAAAAGGGCTTCTTGTTCTTCTGTTGGGTGCTCCATAACACGTCGCAGAGAATTTACGGCCGTTTCTCCATACTTTTCTTCTGTAGCTATTTTGCGTTGTTTGTCTTGCTGTACCGCTGCGTTATGATGCTTATTTTCTTCATTGATATTTGCAGCCGCATTATACCCCTCTGCATCCGTCATAGGTATGCCATTTTCTCTACTCATTTGCGCAATTTGAGAGCCTTTCTCCCATAATTGTTCAGAGTTAAGTAATGGCTTAACAACACCTTCTGTTTCTGGTTGCGGAAAACTACCTTTAGGACCCCTATTCATCATGGAAGCACCTTTTTGTGGCGCTTTCCCTTCAACTTGACCAAATTCAGGAAGATTTTGTTTTGTTCTAGCTCTTTCCTCAGGCTCTCTTCCTGTATTGCGTTCGCCTGTTGCATAATTGATTCCACCGCTCTTTTCTGCTTGTTTCATTTTTCTTCCGAATTGAAGCTCTTGGGCGATTATCTGAGAGCGTGTGTCAGGATCTCTGATCCCAGAAAGATCAATTCCATATTTGTCTTTTAATGCTTTATCTTCTCTTTTCTTCTCAATTCCTGATAATCCACTTTCCATAAATCCAGAAGTAAAGTTTCCTGCAAATTCAGCGGCTAAATTTCTTCTTGGTGTGCCTGCGGGTAAAATTTGAAGTGCCATTATCCCATTCCTCCAGTTGCTGCCATACCTAATCCCTGACCCAGACCCTTAGAAGCCGCTAAAAATCCTTGTTGAGCCCAAGAAGGTTGTTTTTGACGTTTTTGCACTAAACCTTTTTCCTGAGGCTTATACCCAAGAAACTCTGATGTCATTCCCATCATGTCTTTGATTGCCTGGTTTCGAAGTTCCATCCGCTTAGATTGTAATTGTGAGGCAAAGTCTTGACCTGCTGATGTCAAAGCATTCTGAAATCCAGAACTGTTTCTGCTCCCCATTCCCATTCCACTAAATTTTGATGCTATTCCGCCAGTTATATCATTAAATTGACGCAAAGCTGGCTCTTCCATCTCACCAAAAGCACTTTGATCTCCTCTTGCGAGTCTAGAAGTAAAGCTATCTGGACTTATAAGTCCTTCGGCATTACCGAAAACACGTTCTTGTTCAGGAGTGTACATGTTTTGAGCGAATTGCCTATAACCAGATGGTGTTTTTTCCTGTCTTGGTGCTTGGCTAGATGAAAATGCTCCCGATGGCATCGAATTCATGGTATTACTCCTTTTTCTCTACTATGGCTGTGAAATCCATTCTATTACAATAATTCCTTTTGTCAAGGCCGGAGCTCCTGCACCTAAAAGAAATGTTATATTCGTTGGGGTCAAGTAAAATGAGATCTGACCTGCTATTGCTACGCTGGTTCCCGCAATCAGTCCATACCAATTTGTCCCGTCTGTATACTGACCATACATTGCCCCTATGTAAGACACTTGGTTAAAATCAATCTGATGTGGAATATCCATTGTGCCAGTGAAAACATAGGTTTGTCTTAGACTCTGCTGCTTCTGATTCTTGTAAACGAAATATGCGTTCCCTGTGATTGCAGGCTTATTTGATGGGAATAAACCTATCGTGCGATCATTGATGGAATTGGCTATTTCTGGGTAAGCACGAGTGAGAATATTCGCAATCTGACCAATCTCTGATGGAAATTCTCTAGATGTCTTAAGAAACGCAACTTGATTGATAATATTCATACTAACATCTGGCTCGCAGTTATATCAAGAACGCAACCGTGAAACTCAATTTCTGCCGTAGCATTGACCGATTCCCCATCTTCGTCAACTTCAAACATTTGATCATCGGACATGGTTATTGCAAGTTGAATTGTATCTCCAATCAACGATGTATTCAGTCTATGCCATATCTGTGCTTGGGTTATTGCCGTAGGAGTCATTAGGTTTATTTTAGCAGGAGTTAAACCTAAATTAGTACTTTCAGGACAAGTGAAAACAGTTGTTGAGTAAATCAGACCACTATTTAATGCGTTTGCATCTGGAAAAATAGGGCCTGTATTATAAGCATTAGAGTTGTCCTCGCTAAGATAGATCAAAAGTGTGATTTCCGATTCTGAAGTAGTTGTAAATAGATATCTCTGAGTGCCAATTCTAGTCTTTCTGGCCATTGACCATGCAGCAGGAAATTGTTTCGTTTGAATAAATGGATTGTAAAGCCTAGTGATTAACCCGCCTCCTAGATATGTTCCAGTTTCTATATTCGGATTTAATGTAAAAGTATTTACGTCACTTGGTGGATCAACTTTGAAAACAATATTATTCACTAAAGTTCCGATAGTTCCTATAGCTCCGCTTATCACAATAAAATCGCCTTCATCCAATCCATGGTTCAAAGATGTGACAAGATTTCCAACTATACTCTGAATTGAAAGAGAAGTTCCTTCACCTGTTCCTACATCTCTTTTTAAGACAAAACCTTGTTGATTTCCCCCAATCACATCTGGTTGAGCCGCTGTCGAGTTTCCATTATCCCAGGGATCATTCCATTTTTTCCATGTTGCATAGGTATTACCTACTGTTGCCCATGTCAAAGATTCTGTTACGGCAAATTGACCATAATGCGTATAGCACTCATTAAAAATACCCCAAGAAGCATCACGATAATTATAAAATAATGTTTGATTGGGATATATAATTGTAGTGTCTGTATCTTGTGGTTTTTCATTCGCAAGATAAGTAAAATATATCCATTCGTTAATATAATCTCTTTGTGCTGTGACTCTCTCATTTCCATTATTCAATAAATTAAATTGGAATATTTGGTCTGGAATATCTAAATCAATTCTAGCAACTTGATCCTGTGAAGATATAACAATTCCTCTATTTCCTGTAGTAAACACACCTTTATCTAGATTTATAGCAGAAAATGTACTACTTGATCCATACTCTGAATTTACTTGATAAAAATTAAATGGAACTAGATCATTTCCGCTATAAATTAGCTTTGTTTGAAGGTCTGGATCAAAACCGATCATTAAAACATCTTCATTTGAAGCGACGGTGATTGCTGGTTTATCAACTCCTGCGGCTACAAAACCTCCGAATCCTGTTTGATCTTCAAACCAAGCTGATGGGGTTGCCGTTTGATCTTGAGGAACTAGAATAGCTGTAAATTGAGTTGTAGGCAAACTTACATCACTATCTTTTGTTGCAGGAAACGAAGCTGTGTAATATGCTGTTCCGTTTTGGCTATATACAATTGTATCTTGAAGATAGATTGGCGGTCCTGTAGAAGCTTGAACTACTGGACCAATAAATAACAACCTATCCTTAAAGGGAACAATCATTCTTGCTCCAACAAGATAATATTGCCTTGCAGGAAGATTATTGATTGAGTAACTTAGGAAAGATAGAGGGGGCATGAAATTAACCCAACCAAGACCCGTAACAAATGTTGGACTTGTCGCATTTCCATTTGTAGGGTCACCATCATACCATCTAATGCAATCAATTGTCGTATCTGATCGGTTTGTAAGATATTGTGCAATACCACCCGAGGTATACGCTCCCGCTAATGTTGCGTTAGAAAAGGTTACTGTTACAGTGTTTGCATTAACAACGTTGGTTACATATCCGGTTTGAAAATTTATTCCTATAATCCCTTGAATTTCGTTGAAGAAAAGGAAGTCCCCAATGACTAAACCATGATTTGCAATAGTAATTGTTGCTACAGCTGGAACCGTTGTCCCATTTCCTGGCGTGACAATCACCACTCCTGAGACAAGTTTAAATTGCATGCCTATATGGGTTCCAATAAATGGAACGTCAATCCCATTTGTAACCCACATCGCGCCTTGATAGTTTACTGACCAAAATTGTTGATATGTCTCGCCATTCCAATCTGTTCTTGTAGGATTTGTGATTGTTTTCTGTACATATGCTGGATATGTTCCGGTGGGAAGATTCTTATAAAAACTAACACTGTATGACTGTACAATCTGAGTCGTCGTTATGACATAAGCATATTTAGTGTCGAAACCGATTTTTCCCGGAAATGCTGTAAATCTGTTTTTAAAATCCTCGAGTCCTAAGACAGGAAGCCCGGGATAGTATATAAATGTTCCCGATACCGCGCCTGCCCCACCTCCAGAGATTGTAATATCTCCAGTGGCATAATTTATAGTTCCTGAGCCTGCCGGAGCACCTACAAGAATTCCTGCCATTCCTGGATCTGTGTAAGTATTTGCTCCAACAACAATATTAACTGATCCTGGAACGATATTCCCTGAGGCCTGTAAAACAAAACCTGTGAATAGGTTTCCAGCTCCAGCAACAAGGGCGAAAGATGAAACTGGCAATCCTGTTACTGGGTCTGGACTGCTATAAGCTGTTAAATTTGAGTTGAAAAATCTTGTTAGGCGAACAAGGAACTCAGTCCCTCTCTTTCTTTTTATCCTTCCTCTCCATTGATAAGCATTAATAAGAGTTGGAAAGGCATCATTATCTATATTAAATGCTTCCCGGTTATTGACTAAACCGCTATCGATTGGGCCTATTATCAACTTTGTGGGTGTCATTTTCCAATCGCCATCCAACTTATGGTTGTTAAAACATTAGATCCCGAGCTATCTCTAACTGCTGCGGTAAAACCTGTCGTACTAATAGTTTTTACCCAGGTAAAGCTTCTGCTATTGCTATTATAAAAACCATTTACAACTACAGAAAAAGGAACTGATGAAAAAACAACTGGAAATGGTACGACTGTATCTGTATTTACTGTTACAGTTCCATATTGTAATAGCATCCCGCCCGGAAGAAATGTCCATCCTCCATCTCTTGAAGCATCTGGAGGTGCTCCATATGTTGCATTAGTAGAAAATTGAGCAAATCCAGATGCAATACACCGAGTCAACTGATAGTCATTTGCTCCTGTGCCTGGTATATAATGCAAATTAGTTTCAGTTGATGCACCAACCGAAGTATTGACTTGAGTCCATAAAGTACCTGAATTGGAAATTCTAGCTGCTAGAGCTGCTGTATTTGTAAGCGCTGGAATTCTCATCTGTTTATGGAATCCTCCATTAGCAACACCAAACGTATAATGATCTTCTCCAATCAAATTAAGTATAGAATTTGTGTTTTCCTTCATTTTGGGCTGATCCTGAGAAGGATTGTGATTAGATTGAGGAATATCCTTATTATATGCGTAATTTGTCACCCTTGATTTCCTCCTAAACTATTAAATGCTGATTGCCCAAACCCGAATCCTTGACTATACAAAGTCTCTGTTCTTGTTGCCGTCCATTGCCTTTGACTACGTTTCCATACAAGCTGTTCTTGTTCTCTGAAAAATGGCTCATAAAAGTTAAATTGCTCTACATCTCCAGTATCGCTAAGTATCTTTCTCGCTGCGCCACGAGCAATATATTCTGACATATACCCAAAGGTTATCGCGTCGGCAGTATTGAGATAGGCTGCAGGGCTAAGATATGCCTCTAACTCTACTAGATATTGCTGTGCTGGCACACTCCTAAGAGTCAAAACGTTATCATAATAAAGTATTGATCTTGGCAATCCGGATTGAAAATAATATACTTGTACATTGATATTATTGCCTGCTGGTATACCCACCGGAAAAGTAACATTGATTTCACCTGTTAGATAGTTGACAAAGTTTTGAAAGGTTGACGCCGTTCCATCTGACACATATGGTGTAAAACTAGTAGAATCTACATCAATCTCTATGAAAGTATCTGTAGCATCAAGAATAGTGTATGTATTACCGTTTAACTCTGTAGTGCCAACAACACCTTGAATAAGGACTTTCTGTCCTGCATCTAGCGTATTAGACATTGTGATTATAGTTGTGGTTCCTAGCGTAATACCAAATATCGTAAAGATATCAAAATAACCTCCATCTGCTCTCATATTCGATGTTGCGGTATTGCCTGGAGCAGGCTTAGGATTCATCAACATGCCTAAATTCTGGTTGACTGTGAAGAATTGGCCTGAATCCGTCACTACTACATTTGCGCCATCTTCGCCAATTGACGTGATATACACGGCTGGTCTAACGCTTGTTACGGCTATTGACGTATTTAAATCTGAGCCTATAGGAGGGTCTTGAACGCTTCCGGTTGCGATTATACCAGTAATGTCAACATGTCCTCTTAAAAGGGCGTTAAGCGGAGGATTTTGAGGGGCTGACGATGAAATGATCGGAACTTGAAGATCATAGTTATCTCCTCCATCCCCAACAGCTACACCCTGAAGATTCTGAACTATATTTGGCCAAATATTAAAAAACTTGCCTTTTTGTGTTTCCAATGGAACTTTAATGCCATTAATATAACACGGATCAAGAAAGCCTTGATAAACTGGATATGAATTAATGTTTTGTGGATCGCCATTGGGATCTTCGATCTGAACATTGTATAAAGGCATATTGTACTGGTCGACACCTGGGGTAGTCTGAAAGGAATATGTCTTCTTTAGGTCAAATAACTGAATGCGCGCATCTACATCATTGATCCAAAATCTATTGATGTAGTCAATAATCAAGCTGTCTGAAATCTGATTGTTAGAAGGACTCTTTATTATCCTTCTAACATAGGTTATGATATCATCCAAGAGGTACATTTATCACCTAAAAGTTAGTCGCACCCATAAAAACAGATCTCTTCGTGCTCACGGGAATAGCATCAAGTCTAGCAACCGTTGAATCCACGGCCATTGAACCATAATATTGACCAGCATGGTCAGAACCAGCTCCCACGTTCGGCTGCATAATAAGGCGATGGTAGTAACAACGCTTAATCTGCTCGGCAAGATATCTAGGGCCCCATACAGGCTTGTTAACAGGAACTTTCCATTCTTCCGCTGGCATACCTGGGAATGGTCTAGTCCACAAGTCAATTTCTTCGCCAATGATCTCTTTATTTTCAGCTTGAAATTGCACGTATTGCTTCTGGAAGTTGTATTCTTCTCGCCATTTTTCATTGAATTTATCCTGGCAACCTACAGTTTTAATAGGCTTCAAATAAATATCTTTACTTTTGAAGATTTCTTGCTGAGAAAGATTCGTTTGTGGCTCTTCATCGCGTTTTGGAGTCATATTCATGCGGTCTAGCGTCATTTTGTCTACGTCTTCTTTAAACGCATCGAACTGCTTTTCGACTTTTTCCATTTCTTTTGCTGATTCAGAATTCAAATTAGGTTTTTCTTTCATATTATCCTATAGAGGTGAAATGTTAATAAATGCGCCTGGAGTAGACACGAGAGGTATATTTGGACCATTTGTACTTGTGTAACCGTTATTGTAATCGCCTATGGCAAGTATCTGCGCTTGGGTTGTTTCAGAAGACAAAATAAATGGATCTACGTTCTGTAATGAATTTATGTTTAATTCAACTTGAGTAGATGTCGGAAGGCTTAAAACAATTCCAGATAAACCGTTAAGTTGCCTACAACCAAATGTAGAAGGGATTATCAATCTACATTCTTGACCAATCACATAATTCATGTCCGTTGTGGTTGTCACAATGGTTGTCAGGCCTAATGTAATATCCGAGATGAAAAATTGACTTGGCTGATAATAATTGGGCTGAATTGGCAAATTCTGGTAAATCGGTATAGGGTAGGAAATCACTGACATTTTGCACCTATTCAGGGGAAGAATTTCTTCTTCCCCCAAAATGCTAGATTAAATTTAAAATAGCAATCTCAATTTCAGGGCAATGATATGTCATGGAAATATGCTCTCCATTCCATGATATCGCCATCTGATCCACCGACAAATGCAGTAGAATCGCTCCTTGCTCCAAAATTACCAACAACGAATCCTTGACATGTGTTATTAACGAATGCGCCCTGTATAGCAGGCCCATTGATCGTATTAACACGTGATGTACCGATTGGTGAATAATATGGAGGCGGATAAAGCTGAGATCCTGCAGACAACTGAACGCCACCTGTATTAACATCTCCAACAGCAACGATTTCAGGATATGATAAACCTGGAACACTAGCCACTGTTTGGTTGACTACAAACGGCGTATAGGCTGAAGAATTAATATTAACTACAACAGTGTTGTAATCTGTCACTGCAATAACATATCCATACACAGGTGCGCCCGGAGTAAGGAGGTTAGGCAATGAGTTTAATTCAACAGTTCCCCACGCAGAAGGAATTCTAAACGCAACCTCTTGACCAACAACAAAGTTATGGGCATCTGTTGTGTCAATTGTGGTTGTATTTCCAAGGGTTATACCGCTAATAGTTGCAACACCCGGAAAGTAGAGATATGGATAAAGTACTTTTTTCCATGATCCAATGTTTCCTGTACTTGTTGCAGTGTTAAACGCAGTATAATTGCTTCCTGATGTATCCCAAGGGATTGTAAAGGTTGTCGCAGTAAGTACCGTTACTGTGAACCAAATATAACCTAATTGAGGCATACCAGTAGTTGCGGTCTGGTAAAGATTCGCAAAGACTACTACATCACCACTAGACAAATTATGGTTTGTTGCGGTTGTTACAGTTGTTGGCCCTCCTGCTGCTGATTGAGCAATGGAGAAATCCGCACTTGCAACAGAATTGTGTTTATACACAGGACCAAATTGTAACGCTTGACCTGCTGTAAAGACACTAATACCACCACCAACTTGCACCATATCAGTGACTAACGCTGATCCTGTTGACCTCTGAATAACAGTGTCATAATAGACACTAGAAATTAATAGAGGTGGAACGCTTGCATCCCAATAAGCAAATGGAACAGCATCATCCGTCATAACGGAAGCGGCTGTATAGTTGATTAGTTCTACAAAATCGGGTTTAAAAGGTAAATTGATAACCTTAACACTTGGAGCACTTACCCCAATTGATCCACCGGAAACGGTATAATACCCTTTCGCCATCTTTGAATATTCGGTCATCTTATACCCCCAATGCTGTTAAGCGGGTTGAAAGCAGATTGCGAATAGCCGTATCTTGAGTAAGAGCTTGCGCTTGGGCAAACTTAACTGCAAGAGTGGCATTTTGTGCAAGCATGCCAGAATAGTAAGGGTCACGATAGATCAAGTTCATGGAATAACCATCTTGATTTATATGCGTGATCGCTTGCTTTCCAAGGACTGTGTTGTAATATACGTCTGCACCCATAGCTGAAGCATTACGAGCTACTGGAGCTTCTGAGCTTGTAAGGATACGTATGTTAAATACGTTTCCATATTCAGAAGGCAGTGCAGAGGTATTATTGGGATAATTCCACTGGTTTAGGAATGTACCATTAGTTCCGGTCATTTGGTCGAAATCTGACTGAAGTTCAGTAGATGTCAACATGAAATAGGAGCTACGGACAGGTCCAGAACCAAAGCGATTTTCACCTAAAATACCTGACATAAACTTGTAGGCATTGTTAGTATCAAGAGTTGTAGCGACTAAGCTAAAATCTGTGATACCAAGGTTAGTTGGGTTATCGCCATTTGAACCGCCTCCGGCATTAATCTGTGAAGCAGCCGAAACAATATAATCTCTAAGAATTAAATCTTCAGCTTGACGCATAGCAACAGCTAAACGCTCTGATACCCAAGCCAAAACGCCTTCTTGATCTTGCAAAATAACTTGTTCGTTAATGATGCAGCCTGTACCAAAAAAAGCCATTTGAGCATCGATGATATCACGTTGAGGAACTTGTGCTGGGGGATCGATTCCAGAATTACCTAATTGTACAGTAGGTGGCTGTAGTGCACGTGGGCGCATAAAGCGGCACGTTGTTCCACCGTTAGCAGGCATACTAACCTTATCGCAAACGGTGATGTAGTTCATTGTAGGCGTCGGAACGTATAACATAGCAGGCGCAAGCGACTGCAGGATCATAGGGCCGAGTGAGCCTGTAGTAGTAATCGACATGTACCCTCATGGGTTACAATGTGACTTGATATGATGATCGGTGACCGAGCCTAACTTACAGCCGTTTTCATCATACGACGAGGTTAGCGAGTTCCTCTAACGCTGACGGGGTTTGCGAATTCCCCTAACGCAAATTTTAATTTAACATATCTTTATTTTTTGTCAACTATAGTCTAAGCCTTGACTGAAGTTCTTTCATTTTATCATATGCTTGTTTCTGCCCACCTGGACTGTAGTCACTCTGTGAATGATATGGCGATGCCCCGACCCCTGAAGGTTGATAATATGGCCCCTTTCGGTTTGCATCGATCTTTTCTTGTATTGTTGACTGCCTTTCTTCAGGCTTATGCAAGCCAAGGGCCTTTATATTCTTGTAGACGAGCTTTTGACGCTCAAATGACTCGGGCATGTCTAAAATGCTTTCGGCTAAATCAGGAGCCTTTAAAGCAAGTTTTTCTGCGTGCTGTAAAACCTCTTCAAAATCTGGATTACTTCGAATCCAATGATCTTTACGTTCTTCTCGAATTGCCTGCTGAACTGCCTTCTGAATCTCAGTTTGCGTTTCTTGTTTGTATTGCTGTCCAAATTTATTCAACTTCTTTTCTAGTTTTTTGTGGTCTACGTATGGATCTGAATCATCATCAGGCTCTTCTTGAACTTGCTGCTTAGATGCTTCCTGCATACGTTTTTCAACCTCTTCCCTTTTCGCCCTCTCATATGCTAACTCTTGCTGGTATTTTGCTTCCAGCTTACGAAAATTAAGTTCTTTTTCCGATGGCTGAACAACTTGTGCTTGATTTTCATTAGTAGGTGCTGTCATATATTAAAAGATCCTTTGATAGGGTTTAAGCCTCATTTAACTGATTTATAGGATTTTAGGCAAGATAATGATAAAAATAAACCCACTTGACGCACATGATCGCTATCAACATTTCACAAAACAATCATTTTCGATTGCCGAATGTGTTCAAGACATCGTAAATAAACGACCTTTCGGCAATCATCCTTTTTATATTTACGCTCATACTAGAACTGAGGATGACGGCATTAAAAAGCGGTTAATATGGCAATCAAGACTCACAAAACCTACATCTTCAACAAATTCTATGCTATTTAAGGCATATCCTGGAACGGATAATATTAAAATCATATGGATGATACCAGCAAGAGAGATGTGGGGATCGTATGAAAAAGGGAAGGTTGCTGAAAGCGAAATTGTATGTCAAAGCATTCAAGACTTCGTGGAAAACAGAGCACAATTAGACGCGCCTGAAAAGGATGATCTAAGCGATGATGAGATCAACAAGATCTATGAAGAGATTTCACAAGAAGCTAAACGCAAAAAAATGATGGATAAACTATGGACACCAAACCAGAACCATATGATCTAGACGAATTGATTCAGATTTTGGAAGATATTTTTAATGAAAAAAATCCTCCAATAAACCCACCAAAAGCCGCATACACATTAGCTCTAGAAATAAAGAAAATCAAAAAATGGCAAGATAACTACGAGTCTGATTCTGCATTAAATAGCCTATGGCCCTTTCATATTGACTCTAAGCAAGCTTGCGAGGAGGTTTCCCGAGAGATTGAGGACTCTTTGGCTTCCCAATCATGTAATCTTCCCTGACTCTTCCAACTTTCTGTTTAATTCCTGATCCGTAATAATCTCCCATCCCGCTCTGAGTTTTAGGAGTGTGCGCATTCATAGGAGTGCGCACTTTACTATTTTTCATCATCCTAAATCGTCGTCTTGCATGGTATCTAGACGACGCAATGGCAAGCACGGTACCTCTTGCTTTGCTGGACCTTTATGCCCAACAGGACTCCGATAACCGACACCATAATGAGTGCCTGCATTCACAAAGTTACCCGAACGCTGGTCGTACTGTGGACACCTGAAATCCCAAGGCGACTTGATACCTTCTTTTGGCTGATCCTGCGGGTTCTGATCTTGTATTTTAACCGGATCAGAAAAGTTAGATTTATCAGTCTTGCGCGTTGCTCTTTCAGTATCTTTCGCAGTATTCTTATATGACTGGACTGTCTTAGTCTTTTTCATATAGCCTACTTCTTTTTGTGCTCTTTTTTCTTCTCATGCTTCTCTGCTTTCATGGGCATCGGCATTTTCTTTTCTTCTTTCTTATGCTCTTCTTTCTTAGCCATTGTGATTAATTCCTATATCCTGGTTGTTTCATTGGGCGAGACTTTGCCTGTTTTACCTGCTCAACTTGTGTTGCTCGGATCGCTTCAGTTGTGTCTTCATATTTCAAAAGAGATCCTGCGCCTTCTGCGCTAGATTCGTCTTTTGTTTTATGTGGACCGTCTGGAAATACTGTGTCTTTGCCTGCTTTTCCGGCCCAGAAGGAATGGTCGTCTATCCGCTGACCACCAGATTTAAAACTACCTTTAGAGCTATCATCATGCTGCTTCATATATTTTCTCCTAGCCAGCCATTTGTTGCGGCTGTTCTTGTTGTTGGTTCATTTGTGGCATGTCTTTCATAATTTGTTCAACAAAATTCTTTGACGCCTCGTTTCTTTCTACATTTTGGCGAGAAGTCTTCTCGAATTCCTCTTCATCACCCTTAATAACATCGAGTTGATTCGCTTTCATGAAGGTTTCAACTTCGCCGAATTTCTGCATGGCTTCAAGAAGTGCAGTAAGTGCAGCCATCTTTTCTTTCGAAGCCATTGCATGATTCTTGCTAATCATCGACATTCTTTCTTCAAATAGGCCCACATTAGATTCGGAACGCGAATCACGTTCTCTAGCCATTGATAACTGATTGTGAATCTTGCTGTAAAGCTCTTTAAGCTTGGCTTCTTCAAATGTATGCTGGATATTCTGTAATTCTGACTCTGCAGCAGATTGTTGCTGTTCTTGCTGTTGTAAGAATTGCATGATCTCCGCTTTCCCTTGAATATTCATGTCCTTGATAATCATACTAGGAGGCAATACTTCACGACCAAAGGCTTGATTTATATCCATCATTTGTTGGGCTTGAAGGTTTCTTTGTGTAGGCGTGAGCAAACCTTCTTCAACAAGAGTGTTGAACTTGCTAAAGATCTTGCTGAAAAAGAACGGTGAAGGCTCTTCGCCAATCATAAGTCCAACTTTTTCAGCGTTCCAGTTGTTCTGGACGATGTTTAGCATTTTCTCGCCCAATAACTTTAATGAGTAATCCCACTGATCAAAGTACTTCTGGAAGACCATTAAGTTAGC